CAAACATATCAAAAAGACCCTTTTGAGAGAAGAGGAGTCGACGGAAACTTATGGATATGGGAGGGTGTAGATTACCGAAAATCATACATGATAGTCGCCGATGTTGCTCGAGGTGATGCTACTGACTACTCTGCATTTCATATATTCGATATAGAACAATGTACACAGGTTGGAGAGTATAAAGGTAAATTATCACCAAAAGACTTTGGTAATATGCTAGTTGGGATAGCTGCAGAATATAACGAAGCATTATTAGTTATTGAAAACGCTAATATCGGATGGGCTACCATAGAGACAGTTATGGAACGCGAGTACCGTAACCTATACTACAGTGCAACATCTCAGATGGAGACAGTCGAATCATATATGACAAAATATGAAAGAGATAAACTTGTACCTGGATTTACTATGTCAGCTAGAACTAGACCTTTAGTGATTGCAAAGATGATTGAATACGTAAGAGAACATTCAGTTACAATACAATCTAAGAGGTTAATGGCTGAGATGAGAGTATTCGTATGGAAAAACGGAAAGGCACAAGCACAAGTTAGATATAATGATGATTTACTTATAGCATGTGCAACAGCACTCTATGTTAGAGATACAGCATTAAGACTAAGACAACAGGGTATAGATTTAGCTAGAGCACAATTATCATCATTTAACAACTTGAATGCACAGAACAAAGCAATCATGACAAATGTTGGTAGTCAGCAAAATAATCCTTATCTTATAGATACACCAGGCGGTAAAGAAGATATCTCTTGGTTACTTAATTAGAACTATTTATATATAATAAATGAACTATGGCGGATAAATCATTATTTGGTAGATTAGCAAGATTATTTTCATCAGACGTAGTAATACGTAATATTGGTGGAGATACTCTAAAGGTTGCTGATGTTAATCAAATACAAGCAACCGGTAAATACCAAACAAATTCACTAGTCGATAGATTTAACAGATTATATGTTCATAACGCTAGAAACGTTTATAACCCTAATCTAAACTATCAAACATTAAGAGTACAGCTTTATGCTGATTATGAGGCAATGGATACAGATCCTATTATAGCCTCAGCATTAGACATTATATCTGACGAAGCTACAATAAAAAATGATCAACATGAAGTTGTATCTATTAAGTCTTCAGATGAGAATATACAAAGAGTACTTTATAATTTATTCTATGACGTATTAAACGTAGAGTTTAACTTATGGTGATGGACACGTAATATGCTTAAATATGGAGACTTTTTCCTAAAGCTAGAGATAGCAGAGAAGTTCGGAGTATATAACGTGTTACCATATACTGTCTATCACATGATTAGACATGAAGGAACAGATCCTGAAAATCCTGCTAAGGTTTACTTTCAATTAGAACCAGACGGAATTACAGCAGCTTCAGATCCTAACTTTAGAAGAAAAGCTAATGCTAAAGCAATAACATTCGACAATTACGAAATTGCCCACTTTAGATTACTATCAGACACCTCTTATTTACCTTATGGTAGATCTTACTTAGAACCTGCTAGAAAGATATACAAACAAACTAACTTAATGGAAGATGCGATGTTAATCCATCGTATAATGAGAGCACCAGAAAAGAGAATGTTCTACATTAATGTTGGTTCAATACCTCCGACAGAAGTTGATCAGTTTATGCAAAAGACTATCAACACTATGAAAAAGACTCCTTATGTAGATCAACAGACAGGAGACTATAACTTAAAGTTCAACATGCAGAATATGATGGAAGATTTCTATCTACCTGTACGTGGTGGTGATAATTCAACTAGAATAGAAACTACTAAAGGACTAGATTACGACGGTACTACTGACGTTCAATACTTACAAGCTAAGTTATTTGCTGCTTTAAAGATACCTAAAGCCTACTTTGGTTACGAAGGAGACTTATCCGGTAAAGCTACTTTAGCAGCAGAAGATATACATTTTGCTAGAACAGTAGAAAGAATACAAAAGATACTAGAATCTGAATTAACTAAGATAGCTCTAGTACATTTATACACTCAAGGGTTTACAGGAGAATCATTAACTAATTTCGAAGTTAGATTATCAACTCCATCTATCATCTTTGAACAAGAAAAAGTAGCACTCCTTAAAGAAAAGGTAGATCTAGCTGCTCAGATGAAAGATACTAAAATGTTCTCTACAGATTATATCTATGAAAACATATTTAATTTCTCAGAAGACCAGTATATGGAGATGAGAGACTTAGTAAGAGAAGATACTAAACGTGCATTTAGAGTTGCACAGATAGAAGCAGAAGGAAACGATCCTGCTAAATCTGGTATGACTTACGGTACGCCACATGATCTAGCATCTATGTACGGTAGAAGATCAGTTGCTACACCAAAAGGAGGAGAACCAAGCTCTTTACCAAAAGGATATTCAGAAGTAGAAAAAGAACAGGAATGGGGTCAACCTGGTCCTGAAGGTGGTAGACCTACAGAAAAAGCTTCTGTATATGGAACAAATGACGCATTAGGAGGAAGAGATCCTCTAGGTCAACATGGTATGCATGGTGGATTTCCATCAGATAACGAAAACGTTAATGAAACCTCAATGACTAAGTCAGTCTTTAACAAAAACCAAAATATGCTTAAAAGTATAGTCTTTACAGGAGAACAGGAGAAAGAGTCTGAGCTACTAAATGAAGACAATATTAAAGATTTAGGTAACTAAAGCATATTTATATATAGTAAACGTGTATAATGAAAATAAAACATTCAAAGTATAAAAATACCGGTCTTATCTTTGAACTGCTTGTAAAACAAATCGCAGCTGATACTCTCAGTAATAAGGAGTCAAAAGCGGTTAGTATTATAAAAAAGCATTTCACAGGGAAGACAAGTTTAGTAAGAGAATTCAAATTATATGAATTCATACTAAAAAACAAAGGTATTGGACAAAATAAGGCAGAGACAATTCTCTCAACGATTACTGAAATTTCTAGAAAGTTAGATCAAAAAACTCTTAAGAAGCAGAAGTACGATTTAATATCTAGTATTAAAGAAAGTTATAATGTAGATGAATTCTTTGGTATTCAAACACCAGATTATAAAGCATTAGCATCATTATACTGTTTACTAGAAGCTCAAAATAATAATAATATAGTTGACCCTAATTCGTTAGTTAACTTTAAATCTACATTATTAGAGCATTTAACAACGAATAAACAAGATAAGAACGAAGTTAAGGATACTTTAATAGAAGAGTATTCTAAGTACGATAAAGACTTAAAGCTTCTAACTTTTAAAATACTACTGGAGAAGTTTAACGATACATATAAAGACTTACTTCCAGCACAAAAGAATATACTAAAGGAATTTATTACTTCAGTTAACTCACAAACACGTTTACGTAATATTGTTAATGAAGAACTAAATAAAATTAGTACCGCAGTTAACAAGTTATCTGCTAAAGTTAAAGATGAAGTAATAAGAATAAAACTAGATGAAGTTTCTAAAGCTATAAAGCCACTATCTAATAAAGATAGAATTAACGATAATCATTTAGTTAATTTAATGCAGTATTACGATTTAGTTAACGAACTTAAGACTCTTTAATATGAAGAGATCTGAACTTGTTCAGTTAGTTAAAGAGGTAATGCTAGAAATTGACGAAGCTAATGTGTCTGGTAATGCGGGAGCATATCATACACCGTTTGCATTTGGAAAAGATAAAAGAGCAAAAAAAGTACTTAAGAAACAAGGATATAAAGAAATATAATGAGACAAATTACCGCACAAGAAAAATATAGAGCAGTCAAAGAAGGTATATTGACTGAAGGAGAGTTCGTTAGACAAATGCGTCTAGCATTTCCGCAGTTTCTATCTCCTATGAGTACTTACCCTGATACGGTACAGATACTAAAAAATTACGATTTAATAAACGAAGGTAAAGAAGCTAAAGAAGCTGAAGAGTTAGCCAAATACTCAGACGACTCTCTTAGAAGGTCTATTGATATTGAACTTGAAGCAATGGGTCTAATGTCTCAAGAAACCATTTCAGGTGAAGATCATGCTAAAGCAAAATTAAAAGCGATAAAAAATCTTAAAAAAGATCCTTTACACTATTATAACTTAATTGCTGGAGAATCTTCTAAAGTTGATAAAAACGATAGGCCTAAAGAAACTAAAAGAGGAGCTTTAGAAAAAGATACTTTTAACGATATGAAAAAAGCTACGTTAAAAGAAAGAAAAGAAAGATTAGTTGAAGGTACAAGAGCTTTAGTAGGATTCTTAAGCGGTGATAGACTAACTACTACTTACAACCATTATGATGGTTATCCATCAAATTTAGGTAAAGGATTAGAAGCTCACTATAATAATGATGATGCGGCTAAGGATATAGCAATGAAAGGCTATATTACCGGTATGGATCCTGACACAGGAGAAATAACCCAAACACATAAAGACGCCCCCGGTAAAGTAATTCTACCAGACGATGCAGAACAAAGAGCTAGAGAGATAGGAGAAGAGATTGATAAGTTCGGTGCTGAGTATGGCTATATTTGGGATGATGAATCTAATAAATGGATTACTATCAAGAACACAGGTATACGTTCTATGATTGATCAGATCATGGATAAAATGGCAATGGTAAATGTTCACTCTGGTGAAACCATGGAAGGTGTAGATGAGATAGATACTTCTTTAGACCCATACGAAGATAAAAAAGAAATTATTAAACAAGTTATACAGTTGATAAAAAGTAACATGCCAGCTGATAACGAAACTATAAAAGATTTTATCAGAACTCATTATGATGATATTATTAATCTTGGAGACGATGAAGCAATCTTAGACGAGTTTCAAGAATTCTTATCAGTCAATACAGATTATGTAGACGAAACAGACGCTTACGATAATGACGAGGAAACTCAAGACATGATCGATAAGATGAGAAAAGATGGTAAAGATGCAGATGACTTTGTAGACGAAAAGAAACTAAACGAAGAAGGCGTTGAAGATGCTAACTATAAAATGGGCGAAGCTTTTAAGAGATACGGTATCGATTTGTCTAGAGATGTTATAGTAGCAGAAATGGACGGTGGAACACCTCAATATGGAGGCGGAAAAGTAGATATTGAACCTGCAGAACCTGCAATGCTAGTAGCTAAACGATTAGAAAGACATAGACTAGATACAATTCTTGATTATGAATCTGAAGGATCAAATGGAGACTTTCCAGTAATGTATGAAGATGGATTCTATGGTGACTATACTCCTGAAGGAACTGAACATAAGCTAACATATTCAGAGTTTGAAGGAACTATGTGGGATATATTTCAAGCACCATCTGGAGTATCTGAAAAGAAAGGAAAAGATCATGACGGAGAAATAATATCTTACATTGCAGATACTTATATTCAAAATGCTAAAGATGGTGATCGTAGATTTGAAGGTTTTCTCGATTTAAATATTAGAGATGCAGTACAGGATGTAATAGGAATTCTTCAAGATCCTAAACACCCGCTTCACGATGATACTAAAGTAGAGTATGGGACTGTAGAAAAGGATAAAGCAAGAGGTCTATTTGAAAAGAAAGGAAAAGATCACGACCAAGAAATATTATCTTACATTGCAGATACTTATATTCAAAATGCTAAAGATGGAGATAAAGCTTATGCTGAGTTTCGCGATTTAAACATTAACGATGCAGTGCAAGATGTAGTTGGAATCCTACAAGACCCTAAACACCCACTTCATATTGATACTAAAGTAGAGTATGGAATTGTAGAAAAGGATAAAGCAAGAGGTTTATTTGAAAAGAAAGGTAAAGATCATGACGGAGATGGAGACATCGATGGAGATGACTACAAGCATGCTAAAGATAAGGCTATCAAAAAAGCAATGAGTAAAGATGAGGTTGTTAGAGAAAATTTAAAAGCTATCATTACTAAGGTATTAGAAGAAGATCAAATCAATGAAGCTGCTACTAAAGTATTATCTGCTTTTGGAGATGACTATGCAGGCTTTGATGGTATGAAATCAGCTATTAATGCATTAGAAAATATAGTAACTGACATAGAGCAGTACTATGACAAGACAAGAACTAAGATTCAAAAGGTGTATGATACATTAGGTGAGATTAGAAATGAAGAAGGTTTAAAAGTAGGAGGCTTTTTAGCACCTGCAGTTGAACAAGCATTCAATAGAGATCTTAGACCAGTTATCAAACAAGGCTTTACTAAAGGTATAGATATGCCACAAGTTAAGAAATTTGTCCAACCAGGAATGGCTCAAGAAACAGAAGCTCCTAAGCAAACAGTTTTCGGTCTAAACGAAAAGAAAAAATAATATGGCACAATTACTAGTAGATGTTACACCCTTTAAATCAGTACTTAAAGAGTCTAAAGAAAGACCAGGAGTATTTGAAGTAGAAGGTGTTATGCAAAGAGC